CCTCGGACCAGATGGGGAATTAATAGATGTAGGCGTTGTAGATCATTGGCAAAATGAAGTTGATGGTTTAAAACAAGACCAAGATGGTTTAAATGAATTTTATAGACAGTTTCCAAGAAGTGAAGATCATGCTTTTAGAGATGAAACTAAAAATAGTATATTTAATTTAGTAAAAATATACGAACAAATAGATTACATAAACGATAGTACTAAATCACACTTAGTTACTCAAGGAAGTTTTCAATGGGTAAATGGTATAAAAGATACTAGAGTATTTTTTGCGCCAAATCCTAATGGTAGATTTTATGTTAGCTGGATCCCTGATAATAACATGCAAAACAATGTTGTTATTCGTAATGGTAAAAAATATCCTGGTAATGAGCACGTTGGTGCTTTTGGTTGTGATAGTTATGATATATCAGGTACTGTAGATAATAAAGGTTCTAAAGGATCTTTACACGGTTTAACTAAGTTTAGTATGGAAAACACACCACCTAACCATTTCTTTTTAGAATATGTAGCTAGACCACAAACCGCTGAGATGTTTTTTGAAGATGTACTAATGGCTTGCGTATTTTATGGTATGCCTTTATTATGTGAAAATAACAAACCAAGATTATTATATTATTTCAAAAGAAGAGGTTATAGAGGTTTTAGTATGAATAGACCTGATAAAATTTGGAATAAATTATCAACAGCTGAAAAAGAAATAGGTGGTATACCTAATTCTAGTGAAGATATAAGGCAAGCACATGCCGCAGCTATAGAAACTTATATACAAAAATATATAGGATTAAAAGAAGATCACACCTACGGAGATATGTATTTTAATAGAACATTAACTGATTGGTCTGGTTTTGATATTAATAATAGAACGAAATATGACGCAACAATAAGTTCAGGTTTAGCTATAATGGCTTGTAACAAAAACCTATACAAACCAGTTGCTGATAAAAAAAATATAAAAATATCCTTTGGTTTATCCAAGTATAACAATAAAGGAGTAACGTCACAAATAATTAACAAATAATGGCAATAACTACACAAAAAAAATCTAGTTTTCCAAGTCACGCTGTCTCAGATAATGAGAAAGCTGGTATGGATTACGGTCTGCAAGTTGCAAGATCTATAGAGCACGAGTGGTTTAAAAAAGACGGTGGTACTAATAAGTATTTACACTCAAAGCAGAAATACAACGAGCTAAGATTATACGCTAGAGGAGAACAATCTGTTCAAAAATATAAAGATGAATTATCTATTAATGGTGATTTGTCTTATCTTAATTTAGACTGGAGACCAGTTCCAATTATACCTAAGTTTGTAGACATCGTAGTAAATGGCATATCAGATAGAGCTTACGAGCTTAAAGCTTATTCACAAGACCCTACATCTGCTTCAAAAAGAACAGAGTATATAGAAAATATAGTTAAAGACATGCAGAATAAAGAGTTTTATGCGTCTGCAGAACAAGGTTTAAACTTACCTATGTTTAAATCGGAAAACCCTTCTGAGTTACCAGAAAACAACGAGGAACTTTCGTTACACATGCAGTTAAACTATAAACAAAGCATTGAAATTGCCGAAGAAGAAGCTATAAATAATTTATTTGCTTTAAATGATTACGATTTAATAAAGAAAAGATTAGATTATGATTTAACGGTTTTAGGTATTGCTTGCGTTAAAAATTATTTCAACGTGAGTGATGGGGTTAAGGTTGCTTACGTAGATCCTATTGATATTGTGCACTCTTACACTGAATCCCCATATTTTGAAGATTTATATTATATTGGAGAAGTAGAAAGAGTTTCAGTTTCTGATTTAAAGAAAAGATTTAACGATTTAACTGATGATGATGTAAAAGAAATAGAAGATAACCATGTTTCAGGTGATTTTTATAAAACACAACGAACAGATGATAATTTTGTTCACATATTAAATTTTGAATACAAAACATATAAAAACCAAGTATACAAAGTTAAAAAAGGAGCAAGTGGTAATGATAAAGCTTTAGAAAAAGACGATACTTTTAATCCTCCAAAAGACGATAGATCAAGGTTTAAAAAATTAAACAGATCAATAGAAGTTATATATTCTGGAACTAAAATAGTTGGTTACGAAAAAATGTTAAGCTGGAAGATGTCAGAAAACATGTCAAGACCTAAGGCTGACTTAACAAAAGTTAAAATGTCTTACCAAATATGTGCACCTAGAATATATAAAGGTGTTCCAGAGTCTTTAGTTGGTAGAATGACAAGTTTTGCTGACATGGTACAATTAACTCATCTTAAATTACAACAGGTTTTATCAAGAGTAGTTCCTGATGGTATATATATGGATGCTGATGGTATTGCTGAAATAGACTTAGGTAATGGTACTAATTATAATCCTCAAGAAGCTTTGAATATGTATTTTCAAACTGGTAGTGTTATAGGTAGATCAATGACTCAAGATGGTGATTTTAATCAAGGTAAAATACCTATACAAGAACTACAATCAAGTAGTGGAGGTGCTAAAATACAAAGCTTAATTCAAACTTACAACTACTATATGCAGATGATGCGTGATGTTACTGGTTTAAATGAAGCTAGAGATGGTAGTATGCCAGATGGTAACGCTTTAGTTGGTATACAAAAAATGGCAGCTGCTAACAGCAACACGGCTACAAGACATATATTGCAAGCTGGCTTATTCTTAACACTAAAGACAGCAGAGTGTTTAGCTTTACGAATATCAGATGTTTTAGAATACTCTAACACAAAACAACAGTTTTTAAACACGCTTGGCAAGTTTAATGTAGCAACTTTAAAAGAAGTTAGCGAGTTACATTTACACGACTTTGGTATATACTTAGATTTAATGCCGGATTTAGAAGAAAAACAATTGTTAGAAAACAATATACAAATGGCAATACAGAAAGATCAAATAAATCTTGAAGATGCTATTGACATACGTGAGGTTAAAAACTTAAAACTAGCAAATCAACTTTTAAAACTTAGAAGAAAGAAAAAACAAGAGCTTGATAGAAAAATGCAAATGCAAAACATACAAGCTCAAACTCAATCAAATACGCAGGCTGCTGAAGCTGCAGCTGCTGCTGATATGCAAAAGCAACAAGCTCTTGCTCAAACTAAAACTCAAGTTGCTCAAGCCCAAAGTCAATTTGATATTGCAAAAATGGAAAGAGAGGCTGCTATTAAAAAAGAATTAATGGAATTTGAATTTAATCTTAATATGCAGTTAAAACAACAAGAAATGCAAGTGATTAAAGATAAGGAGAGCGGAAAGGAAGATCGTAAAGACCAAAGAACTAAAATACAAGCAACTCAACAAAGTGAGTTAATTGAGCAAAGAAAAGGTAACACTGGTCCGAAAAACTTTGAATCAGCTGGTTTTGATAACTTGGATGGTTTTGGTTTAGAACAGTTTAACCCAAGATAAACATTAACAATTATTTAATTATATTATATTATGGAAGAAAAAAATGAAAACGTAGTTGAAGAAACTACACAAGATACAGTTGAACAAACTGTTGAAAAGGTTGAAAAACCTGAAACTCCTCGTAATGAGGACGGAGATTATAAAGTAGATTTGTCTAACATTAAAACACAAGAAAATGCCATACGGAAAGAAGAAAAGCAAGATGACGAAAAAAGTAGTCAAGAAAAGCAAGAAAAAACTGAGCAAAAAGAAGAAGTAATTCTTGAAGATGTAACAGATGAAGAGCCAAAGCCTGTAAAGGAAGAGGTTGAAGAAACTGCGGTAAAAGAAAAAACTCCAGGAATGGACCTACCAGAAAACATTGAAAAACTCGTGGAGTTTATGAATGAGACAGGTGGATCGGTTGAGGACTACGTCAAACTCAATACGGATTATTCTAGTTTAGACGATGGTAACTTGTTAAGAGAATATTATCAGAAAACTAAGCCACATTTAGATCAAGACGAAATATCTTTTTTAATAGAAGATAATTTTTCAATTGACGAAGATGTAGACGCTGAAAGAGACGTAAAACGTAAAAAGCTTGCTTATAAAGAAGCTGTCGCTGAAGCTAAACAACACTTGGAAGGGTTGAAGGGTAAATATTACGAAGATCTTAAGTTAGGGTCTAAGTTAACTCCTCAACAACAAAAAGCAGTTAGCTTTTTCGATCGCTATAATAAAGAGCAAGAACAAGCACAAGAACTACAACAAAAAGCTAAAACAGTATTTAACAAAGAGACTGATAGGGTTTTTAACGAAGACTTCAAAGGTTTTGATTTTAAAGTTGGAGACAAGAAATATCGCTACAATGTTAAAGACATGCAAGACGTTAAGGAAGATCAAAGTGATTTTGTTACGTATTTAAAACCTTGGATTAGTAAGGATAATACGCTTCAAAACGCTAGTGATTACCACAAGACGTTGTTTGCAGGTAAAAACGCAGATGCTATTGCTAATCATTTTTATGAACAAGG